TTTTAGTGGGTTTCATACCAACTGTCTCCTATATTAAATTCGCCCGTCAATGGACATCTTAAATCATATTCCTTAGATGCTTGTTCTATACATCTAACTGCTAATGCACCTACCCCATTTGCATGAGACTCAGGTACTTCTATCTGCCATTCGTCATGAATGTTAGCAACGATTTTAGCAGGGATAGTTTGTAATACTAACATGTCTGCTAAAATAGTCAAGGCTTTTTTCATAACTATTGCCCCTGCTCCTTGTAATAAAGTATTTAAGGAAGCGTGTTTGTGTCTAATAAATATCTTACGTCCGTCTAACCCTTTGAGGTAGCCTCTTGAAGACGCTCTTTCAACCCTGTCTCTAAGAGTTTTGAATGCAGGATTATTACTGATAAAAGATTCTCTAAATCGTCTACCGTCTTCTCTATTTCCCTGCACGATTGTACCAAGTTTAGCATCTCCTGCTCCGTAAATAAGTGCGTAGATGAATGTCTTTGCCTGATTTCTTGATTCAAGTCCTGCAAACTCTTGGTTAGTGGTGTGAATATCTCCGTTAATAATTTCATTTATGTACTCCTCGTCAGCCATATAGTGTGCCAACAGTCTTAGTTCTAATCCACTAGCATCTATACCTACTAGTTTATTTCCTTTGTCTACTACCCAACAGGCTCTACACTCGTTGCCATAAGGACTACTTACGCTAGGTACTTGAGCCATGTTAGGGTTTCTGTGTGCCATGCGTCCTGTAATAGCTCCTGTAGATAATACAGACCCATGAACTCTATCATCATCCTCAACAGAATCTAACCAAGAACTAATTTGTGCAATACGCTTTTGGTACAGTAAAAAATCTGCTATAAGTTTTGCTTCTGTGATATGAGTGATTGTTTTAAGAGTCCCTTCATCAACAATAGGTTGACCTGTGGGAGTAAACTTATTAGGCTTCCACCCAAAACTCATTAGGTATTCTCCTATTTGTTTACGAGAACCTAAATTAAATTCTACTAATTCTTTTCTCATAAAAGGTTTCATATTACCAGATGATTTTATATCTGCAAACTCGTAGTCTGTTAGACCTGACTTAGATAATGTTCCATCTTGTTTTAGTTTAGGCTTGACCTCCTTGATATCTACCCACTTAGGCTTGAATGTTTCATGTACTTCATCTTTCACTTGCTTTAACTTACAATTTAAATCTGCTAACAACTTTGTTGCGTGTTCAGTATCTATTTTAAATCCGTTTTCTTTTTGTTCTTCAAGTATATAAGTTACGTGGTGTTCTAATGCTATGCTTTCTTTAGAAAACCCTGCTGATTCTTTTTTTAAATACTCATACAAAGTCTTGTTAAGAACCACATCCTGTATACAATACTTTAAAGTATCCTTAGTATACACACTAAAGTCTTCGGGGGGTACGTCTTTAGACACACCCAACTTAGACCCCCAAACTTTTAGTGAGTGTCCTTTCTCTCGCACAGGATTAAACAAACGAGATAGGACTAAAGTATCTACAATTTTTTTCTTATCCCACAAATTTATGCCGTGTAGTTTTTTAATAACAGGTATGTCAAACCCTATAATGTTATGACCAATAAGTCTGTCTGCTTCTGCCAAGAAGTCTAGACCTTTTAAAATATTATCATCTATAATATCAAAAGTATATTGATTATTATTTTCATCTATAGCTACGATACAATGTATTTCTGTAGCTTTTAAATCATCTGTTTCTATATCAAATACTAATTCCATTGTGTCTCCTAGAAAGGTATTTTATCTTCTGCACTAAAGCTATGTAACATTTCTGTGTCTTCGTACTCTGATAATCTGCCTGTATCTTTATCATAAACTAATGCAGTTGCTAACCCTACATCTCCTGTGTAACGTGATTTAAGTACACGCAACCTTGTAGTCCTAGCTTCTAATTCGTCCTCTGCTTGTTGGTTTCTTTCTAAAGCTATAACCGAATCAGATAATTGAGCGATAGCATTAGAACCTCTTAAGTGTGAAAGGCTAACGCTCACTCCGTTCTCATGCCCCTTATCTCCCTGTACTCTACGTAAATGAGAGACAAGTATTATACCTGCTCCTGTTTCTTCTACCAAACTACGAAGCCTAGTCATAATATTATCTATTGCTCTACGTTCATCTCCTTCTGTCATAGAACTAACAAGCATATGTAAGTGGTCTACAACAATCCAACGACAATCACAACCAACAATTAAATAACGCAACTTAGAAAAAATATCTTCGATGTCGTTCGTGCCAAAGTGAGCATGAATAAAGACGCGGTCATTGCTAAAAGTTTTGTCGTACATTTTTATTAAGTCTTCTTCTTTATACTTATCTCTTATATCATCTATGTAAAGTCTATCATTAGCTTCAATAGATAAGATTCCGTCTACTGTGCGTCTCCAATCTTCTTCTAAGGCTATGACCCCTACGTTATCCTCTGTCTGTTCTATAAGCCAATGCTCTAACTCTCTTGTAACAGATGATTTACCAAGACCTGTACCACCTGTAAGAGTAAGTAATTCTCCTTGTCTCATGCCAAGAATCTTTTTATTAAGACCATGCCAAGGGTAAGGCACACTACTTTTCTTTTCTCTGTTTAAAAAATCTTTCTGTTTTTCTGACACTCGTATGATACCACTAGGCGTGTAGACTTTAGCATCCCACCAAGACTGCGTAAATTCTTTATGTAAGTTTTTACGTAACATATCATTTGCATCTTTATGTCCATTAGGAATCGTAACTATCTTAGCTTTGCTTGGTTTAATAATGCTCGCAACTTTTTGTGATGCTTCGATACCATGCTTATCATTATCAAAACAAATAACTATGTTGTCAAAACTTTCCACGTATTCAATATTATCTTTGATATCTCTGACCGCACCTTGTACTCCGTTTCTAATAGACACTACTGCCCACTTAGACCCTAGTAATTCGTAGCCTGCCATAGCATCACACTCGCCTTCAACAATGGTTAAGTATTTACCACCTGCTTTAAAGAGTTGCTGACCAAACAGACCTGTGCCTGTGGTCGTACCCTCAAACTTAAAGTTTTTATCTTTAACGTATCTAATCTTTGTGCCTGTCTGTTCATTGTTTATGTGGTAAGGGTATCTGTGTTGAGCTAACACACCTTGAGAATCATACACAACTTTAACACCATACTTGATAGCCGTTTCTTTAGAGATACTTCTGTCTGTTAATGGTGCATACGTACCACTATGAACAGTTTCTGTTGGTTTAGTTGGGGGTTTGATGTAGTTATTATTCATTTGTATTATGTTTGGTTTAGGTGTAAAAATTCCACAACTAAAACATTTAGTTGACTTGTCTTCGTTGATACATAAAGCATCGCTACTACTACAATCAGGACAAGGTTGGTGTGTCTTATAAAAAGCACTTCGGTTATTATTATTCATATCTTTTATCCATAAAAAAGGCTAGACATTAAACACAGTAATGCCTAGCCAATATTTAAAACAACTTAACTTTCTTCTGTGTTTAAGTCAGGTTGTGGTTCTTCTGCTTGGGAATCTTCATCATTATAAATGGCTACGACTCTATTTGAAAAGAAATTAATACCTGCTTGTAACTCTTCCAAGTCAAGCACAACATTAGCTTTCTTTTGATTTAATCGTTGCAGTCTACCAAAGATTTGTTGACCTTCTTCAGGTAAATCTTCTACGAAAACTTGCACATCATCTATAGTAATGAAAGGTTTATTTGATTCTTCTAACATGATATCTTCATCAGCCATTAGAATTCCTCCCCATCGCCAAACGGATTCAATTCATCTCCGTCTTGCGACTTAACAGGTACTAAGTCTAACACTTGCATGGCTTGAAAGTCTAAGCTAACACCTGTCTTGCCTGCATAGTCCCATGCAAACTCATTGTATTGTACTTTAACTGCCGAGCCATTACCTACTGTAGTATCCATCGGCTCTTTATTTAAATTGTAGAGCTTTGGTGCAGGTCTTCTGCCATTCTTAGCATTTACTTTTCTCTTGATAGTGACAGCCTTCCCAATAAATTGGGGTTCTCCTGTCTCATCTTTCAATGAAAAGTCCTTAACATTTACTCCTCTCGAAGCAAAGTCTTGAGCGTCTTCATCACTAATTACTAGGTCTACTGTGTAGACTGGTTCAAAAGTTTCGTTAGGTACTAGGACGCTCGTCCAATACGCTATTCCTGTTGCTACTGCCATATTTTTATCTCCTATATATAGTAGTGGTTAATGTGAGAGCGATTATACTCTCCTTTTTAGTAAGTGTCAAGCACTTTTTCTAAAAACTTGTTGATTCCTGTTTGTTCATGGCGTTGTACATAAACTAAATACTTTTCTTTTTCTCTATCCCATACGTTCATGTAAGAATCTTTGTTCTTGTACATTTCTATAGTGTTGTCAATACAAAACCTAGACCAATGTTCAAATTGTTTTTTATTTAATTCATAAACTTCTTCTATGTCCATCCTATTCTCCTAGTATTTTTATTGGTAAGTAACAACCATTAATATTTCCATTCATCTTAAAAGAATTTAAATACTTTGTTAAAGCTGTTTGTAATCTAGAAGGAAGTTTGTTTGTAAAAGAAAGATTAGTTATCTTGTTATCTAACACATCATAATTAGCTACAAATTTGTAATCTTTTCTCAACGTAACTCTTTTAATGTAAGGAAGAAGTTGTGTATGTGGGGTCGGGCAAGAGGAAGCAGTTGTTATCTTAACGACAGGCACTTCGATAGGAAGCAACACTTTCTCTTGCTCTATAACTAAAGGGGCAGGTTCGGGTGTTGCAATCTTATCCTGATTACCTTCTTCTAAAACCTCTTCAATTAATTCGGGTTCTTTTTTCTCAACTCTTTGAGGTTGAGTATCAAAATACATAGTATAAAACTTTTGGTTTGTTGTCTCTTGCTCTTGCAATCTTCGGCTAACGTCTTCTAAAAGAGTCGAATGGTCGTATATACTGCCTTCCAAGCTGTTTAAAAATCTACTATTCTCTTCAACATAATTAGATATTTTAATTAAATCATTATTTAATTTATTTATTTTTGTGAATTGTTCTTTTTCAGATTCAACACCATCTATAATTGTAGTTATAAAACTACCAAACAATACTAAGTATAAACCTAAATATATATAATCTTTTGTTTTCATTTTCTTTTCCTCGTTATTTTCCATTTGCCGTTGGATTGTTTAGTTTCTATTTCTATTGTACCATCTGCGTATCTTGTTGTCAACTCTCCATTATCTACATAGATAGATGTTACTTTGTTTCCGTCTACTATTTTTCTGTAAGCAGGGAACACATCATACTGTGTCATAACCCTGTTGGTTTAAGTCTATAACTAATAGGCTCGGCACTATCTAATAGTTCATGTAGTTTTTCTGTTACTTCCTTATCCGTAGGGTAACCACTCATCTCTAGTTCTACATAGACCTTGTACTGTACTGGTATGCCTAGCCACTCATCTACCTTGTCAAGGTAAAACTTTCTCCACTCTCCACCATCTCCTTCAGGTGCTGTCCATCCTTGGAAGCCGTCAAAGTCTCCGAAGAATTCTTGAGGTAGTATCTCCCTGATAGTATCGTGGTGACCATACGTAAACTGCACAGTCTGATTAGTTTTAATAGCATCAATAATATCCAATGTTATTTGACTAACATTAGGTCTTTCCTTTGCTACATATTGTTTTAAATTATTTGCACTTACCATATTACTTCTCTTCCTTTATGTATCTATGCTTCTCACTATTCCACTCAAGACCTAACAAGTCTGTTAGTCTCCACCTTAAAGTTTCTAGCCTGCCTAAATCACTCATGAACATATCTTGACACTCATGTAGAGTACTTATAGCACTGTCTAAATGATTCACACAGGCTATATATTTATCTACCTCCCCAAGTTCTAGTTCAATTTTTGTTTTTGTTTTTAAATGTTTTATCTTCATTTTCCTTGCCCTCTATATTTTTTGTAGGTTTGTTTCTTTCTCTTCGGCATGGTCGAGTAACCTACATTACCTCTACCTATATGCGTTCTTTTGCCCCTTGAACCTGTCTTAGATTCGTGAGCTATTTGTCCTTTACTTGTTCTTAATGCCATGTTGTTACCTCTATGGTGTGAATATCATTCTTTCTTTATCGGCTAATGCCATGTACTCTAAGTCTTGTGAAGATACTGCATCTCCACAAAGGTTTGATAAAAACTTAACAACTAAATAAGCTAAGTAATCATTGTCTTCATGTTCCCCCCATTGATTTACTATAAAATCAATACAGTCTTTTTCTAAGTCTGGTCTGCTTTCTAATTGCCACAGGTGTTTAACTTCTTCCTCTACATATAAAACTATTTCATTTTTTTCCATTATATTTCTCCTTACTGGTGTAATCCGTAAACAAATGACAAATATCACACCATACTTCTGTAGTGGTTTTTATATCCATCACGTTATCGTGTTCATCTACAAAAGCTGACCACATTATATCATCACTACCACAGTTTTTGCAACAGTACCATTTTTCTTTAGCCATTAGCTTTCTCCTCTAAACTATCCAGTCTGTTTTGTAATTCTCTAACCTCAATTTTTAAATCATCAATCTCTGCATCTGCATTATCAACTCGGTAGTCTACTTCCCTTGTATCATCATACGCATCTTGTTTTGCTTCTCCCAATTCATCATCTCTGAATATATTAATTGCATCTTGAATTTCATCTGCTATGTAATCCTCAAACTCTTCTCCAATAACTTTAAAAGCATTGGTTAGTCTTTCTATTTTTATAAATGGCATTATTCCACCTCACTAATTAAATCATCTACCATTGTAACACCTGCAAAGAACTCTCTCTTTCCAGTACCTCTAGGGTCATAGGGTCTATTGCACCCTGCAAATTTACCATTGCTTTTATATTCTTCTCCGAACATTGAAGTCTCAGTAAACTTTAATCGGTTACCTATATTTTCTTTTAATTGTTTTTTACTTTCGTAATTTAGTATCATCATACTACTGCCCTCGCTTCTATTAAGTTATCAACTACAAAACCAGAGTAATCTTTTCTAGCTTTGCCCTTTGCTTTTAGTCCAACAACTACGTTGTCTTCATCTAAAAATCTCATGTCATGTTTGTCTCCATCTATAACCTTAACACCTTTGAAGAAAAATGGCAATGCTTTTCTAAACACAACTGCTTTATTGTTTGGTACGGCATCAAATAACTTTGCATATTTTTTATTAGCTTCGCTGTAAGACCACGTTAAGTGGTAGTTATCTATGCCCTCAATCTTCCTTGTAGGTATTTTAGTGTAGTCATAGAACTGCACAGATGGGAACATCTCAAAAACTGTCTTGTCTTTATATAGTTGATGCTCCCATTGAATGTCACTTGTACCATTTAATCGGACACAAGGCTTTTTATCTTTACGTTCACAGGCTCTGATGAATCTATTGATATCATCAATGAGTTGTTCCATAAAGGTTTCATACTCATCTAAAAACAGCAGGGTCTTTCTAACCCTAGCGTTTTGTATAGATGGATAAACACCACCTAAACCTGCTGTATTTAAACAAGGCTCTTCACACTTAGCTATCTTAGCATAAGGACAAACAGTACGTTTGCCGTCAGCTAAATTACTAGGAGCTAAGTGTAGGATAACAGACCAGTATTTGTCCTGTAACTTGTTACCCTTCATAACTTTTGGATTGTTGTCTACTGATAATAATTTATATGCCATAGTTTCTCCTTACTAAATAGTTACTCTATTATTAAATTTATTTTGAATTGTTTCATACTTATCTTCTAATACTTCTTTCAAGTCTGAGTATATAAAATAGTCTTTTAAGTTGGTTTTTTTTGTTACAGTTTTAATATTTAATAATACAGCCTCCCCTCCTTCTCCTTCTCCTGCTAAAATATCTCCGTTTAACACTTTTTCAAAAGCC